AAGGTAGCAACTGCGCCAGATGCAAAGTCTGTGACAATAGCGTTGCGATCCACCTCTGTGCCGAGCGCCGTGTCTGTCGTAGCCGCCGCCGTGTCATCCGTTCCGATGCCAATGTGAGACGGAAACGTTGTCGAGTCCTGCGCCCAGACAGCAGCAATACGAGCCACGCCATTATTCGTGACAACGTTGTTCTGCTCGTATACGGTCGTGCCTTCGTCGGTGATGACTTCAATAGTCACCCGTCCGTGAGGTCGTATGTTATCCGACATGGAATCCATCAATGTATGTGTCTGTGCCATTGACTGTGTAGGCTCCTGTATAGGTTGTACCCGTTACGGTATCGGCTGCGGTTGCGTTGTCCTTCTCGCTGTTTAACAGACGAAGTACCTCATTGTCCCGCACAACAAACTTACGGTCTTGTCGGGTTTTCTGCTTCCAGTAGGACCACCCGGCAACGGTTTGGGTTGCGGCGGCGGTAACGTCGAAGGATAGTTGCCCGTCATGCCTCAAAGATGCTCCGATCTTCTCAATAAGGAAGTTTGCTTGTATGCCATGCTCGGGGAGGTCTATATACTGCGCTTGTCCGGCTTCAAGATTGACCTGATCTGTTGAATATCGACAGGTAATACGGGGCTGTGAATACTGGTTGAGAATCGACTGTGCCTTCAATTCGGCGGCGTCCGCATTGTCTACGTCTAAAGCATCGACAACGGACTGGTAGATTGCATAAGATGAGGATTCAATAGCGGTTCTTGACACCACCTCCTCATCGTTAGTTGCAGACACAATGATGGGGTACTGTGCCTTATAAGTAATCCTGATCTTGTCAGTAGCGGAAAGAGCGGTCTCATCAGAGTCTTGGATAACGAAATTCCCGCCTGTGTTGTAGTACCATTGAGCCGGACTGCCAATGCCATCTATGCCAACCGTTTGCGTTGTATAGCCAGAGCCAGTATCGACCTCGACCGTTGGCGGTTCTCCTATGTATGACCCCACAACAAAGGCTCTTTTGTTGCCATCGCCAAGTTGCACCTCTACCGTGTTCTCGGTGTTGACAGTCGTTCCTGCCCTAACGAACACTTGGTTACGGTAGGAGCCTCGAACCGTCGAGAATTGTATCTGCTTATACGGTCTATTTGATGAGGTTATGGCAAAAGGAGCGGCGAGTGCATCAACCGATCGGAAGTTGAGTTTTTTGTCTTTGTCGATATTCCAGAAGAAGCCGCTGATCTCTGCCAATTCATCAAAGGCGAGTTCGTGAGTCACGTAGTTCCACGGCATATAGTCAACAAAAGCGCCATCGTCTATATCTCCCTCCGTCACGCCATAAAGAGCCAAGCCCAGCGGACCTGTTAGCGTTGACCGTATCCATGCCCCGGCTGTTTCGTTTGCCGTTTGATCGGTTATAATAAGCCGACCTGCAAATTCGGAGAAGTCAATGCACCGATAGGTGAATCGTATCGTCGTGGCTTCTCCAACGGTTATATCATCTTCTGTAATGCTCTCAACGGTCCCGCCCCAATAAACGGTCTCCTGCGCTAACTCAAGATTGCCGCCTCCTGCCAGTTCAAGATTGCCGCCTCCTGCTAACTGCAAAGGTGTGCCGCCATCATCGTAAACAAATACGTCCTCGCCCCACGTACATGACGGGTTTGTGCCTATCTCCTGAAAGGACAATATGCCGCGCTGTGTAACGGCATCCTCATACCGGAAAGACTCCTTCACGAAGTCAATATCCGTACCCGCTTGGTTTTTAATTGCTATTGCCATTAGCGGTTGGTCCCGTAAATCTCCAATTCCTGTGACCAGTACGGCATCGTTGCGGTGGCGATGGTCTGACCGTCAAGGTTGACGTTGATGGTCTGACCGCCCGTAGTCATGCCCATGCCCATGCCCATAGCGGGTTCACCTGCGCCCATGTAGCCCTGCAATCCGGACAGCCAATTGCTGCCGAAGTCAAGACCCGTAATCCCGCCTGAGCCAATCATACCGCCGAAAGCGTTAGCAAGATTTCCTCCTGCGTATGTGGTTGGATCGAATGCGTTACTCGCAAGCGTCGATCCCGTGAATTGTCCGAGGTATTGCAACCCAAAAAGCCACGCCGCGCTGACAGCAGCAGCACCCGCAAGAGGTATGCCTGCTGACGCGCCAATGCCTCCTGCTCCCGATGTCACGGCTGTTGCAACTCCCGCACCTCCTTCTCCTGTTCCTACCGGTACGCCTCCTCCTGTTCCTACTGGTACGCCTGTCGGTGTTCCTTGCCCACCGCTTCCCGGAATAGATATGCCGGGATCGCCACCTGTAAAGTCAGGAACGCCGCCGCCGCCGCCGCCGCCAATGCCCATTTGTGCGAGAATCCACTCGCCGATCTTGATAATGATCTTTCCAATGAGATCGAGAATATCTAAGAAATGGCCTCCTAAGTCTTTAAGAACCTGAAAAGCTTCTTTCCATGTTGACGGAGATAGTAGTGTTACCATCGACTCTAAGCCTTGCACTATCAAGCTGGCGTCAGTTGCGTACTTGACCAGATCCTTCATCCATTGTGGCGAATCGGTCCCGAATAACGGACGCCACGCTTCGTCAATATTCTTTAAGTTGCCAGAAAACTTGAACGCAAAATGAGCGGCGTTATTCAAATCGTCCTTAAGAGTACCCATCTTTATGACGAACTGGCCCCATCTGTGCGTCTCGTCTGCATCTGGTATTACATTGAGTATATCCTCATACCCCTCCGGCATGGACAACTCGCTCGGGATTAGGTCGTATAGTTCTTTTACCTTGCCCGTTGCGGCATTAGCGTGTGACGCGATTGATCCCGATGGCCCATTTATGGCGTCTGCTATGGCTGTGAAGTCTGGCGCTATCTTTTCAAGTGTAGCTACCTGATCTCCAATGCCCTTGATGCCGGAAACGGCATTTCCAGACATTACTACGAGGGACTCGTCGGCAAGCGTTTCTGATCCGAGGGCTTTAACAAGCGTTCCGAAGTCGGGAGCAAGACCCTCCACGCCTGCAACGGCAGGCGCAATCTTGTTTAGCGCGGCATCTACATCGTCAGAACTGACCTCTGCGCCAGACAGCGCATCCTCCAATGTTTTGAAACTTGGAGCCAAAGCCTCAATGCTGCCGACTTTAGTCTTGATGTTTCCAAGTGCTGTTGATGCTGCGTCTGCGCTATTTGAAACAGAATCCTCATCAGTTTCCAGATTAGACTTTGCGCTATCCTTAAACTCCTTGAAGGGATCACCAAGCGCAAAAGGATCGAACGCTAACGCAACGGCTGCGGGTGCAACTGCCGCGCCAACGTCTGTCGCAAAGGTGCTAAACTGATCGACTACACCCGCTGCGCCGTCTACTGTTGTTTGTTTTAACGTTTTCCACGCACCCTCGAAGTCACCTTTAATAGCCAGTTCTGCTGACTTAAAGATTCCAACCCAAGTACCAATAAAGTTGTCTTTAACGTTTGTGATTAGGTCTTTAATCGCAGTCCATGTTCCAACAAACGCCTGCTTTACCGCGTCCCAATTCCTGTATATAGCAATACCGATTGCTGCAAGGGCGGCAAACGCTAACGTCCACGGATTTATAAGCCCCGCCACCAACGTCATGGCGCTGAATATCGCGCTAAAGGATGCCGCTACGCCTCCAAGAATAAGCAGTATTGGACCGATGGCAGCAGCCATTCCAACGAAGGCGATGGCTATTTTCTTTGTTTCAGGCGATAGATTCTGAAGGAAGTCAACCACGGCCGATATTTTGTCGGCAAGTTCTAACACAGAAGGTAGAACTAACCCCCCAATCGACTCCGCAAGATCGCCGAGCCTGTTTTGCAGTTGCTGCAACGGACCCGCTCCCGCTTTTGCCGCCGCCTCTGCCGCGCCGCCGAACTGAACCTCCAACTCCTCAAGTATGACTCGCTGCGCTTCTGCTTTTTTGCCCGTTTCTACAAGGGACTTGATGACCTCTTTTTGCTCTTTGCTGAACTGGATTCCCGCCCTGCTCAGAGCGCCGAGGTTTGCAACCGGGTCATTGAGCGCCTTGCCAAGTTGTAGCGTTGCACTCGTCAGGTCCGTTCCCATCCTTGTCGCAAGGTCAAGAACGACTGCCTGCGTTCGTACGAACTCGTCTCCGGCAATACTGGTGAACGTCAAAAGGTTGGCTGTTACCTTTTGAAGTATATCCTCGTCACCGAAGATGGTCTGCCTTTGTAGTGCGGATGCTTGCTCGGTGAGTTGTTTTACTGATAACTGCGCCGCGCCTCCGGTAGACCTAACAGCCGTTTCGACTTGTGCTAACGCCTTCGCCTGCTTGTCGAACAGTTGTATTGACTTCGCGCCGAGCGCAAGAATAGGGGCGGTTAGTCCAAGCGACAGGCTCTTGCCCGTTGCCCGCATCTGCTTGCCGACTTTATCCAGACCCTTCGTGACATTGGTCATGCCACGATTGAAGTTCTGTAAGTCGACCCCAATCTTTACCCTTACGTCAGCGACTGTAGCCATCTTCCAGTATTGCTTTTGCCCGTTGCCGCAGTTGCTGATATTCAGCCATCCGCATCACAGGCGTTTCCTGTTTTTTCAGTTGGCGATACATGGCATCCAGAGGCTTCTGCCGTTTGCCCGCCCTGAACAACATTAGGTTCTCAAGTTGCTGCGCCACGATTAAGGTGCGCTGCCACTCTGATTCCTGCTCCTGCTCGAGCCGCTCCTTAACGCCTGTAATCATGACGTTTATATCCCGTAGTGAACACTCATCGACCTGCGATGGTGTCATGCCGAGATAAGCGGCGCACATCTTGTCAATGGCTACTAAATCAGGAAAGGGAGCCGAGGGTTTTATGCCCCCGGCTACCCCTTTCCCTCGTCAGTTGCGCCGATGTTCGACAATCCTTCCGTCATGCGCTCGAGCGCCTTACCAACGGCGGCGAGTACCGCACCTTCGTCGGAGTTAGCCATCGCGATCATAAACTTGTCCTCCTTGAGAGTTGGAGCGTCTACCAAGCAGCCCACGTAAGCGATACGTGCAAGGTCTGCAAGGCTTGGGCTTGCCATCTGCTCAAACGTGAAGGTCAGGTTGTGCTTGATCTCTGCAATCCTGAAGGCAGCGGGTCCGAGTTTTAGCGTGTACTCTTTCTCGCCGACTTCAATGGTTACGGCTTCAGGATG